GAACTGGAACAGCTCGACCAGCACTTGGTTACATTCCATTTGCCGAAACTGGCAAGGACACCATCGACACGTTCCTGCGGGTCCATCGCCAGCAACCATACGTTGTGGCATCCGTGCAGGAGTACGACATGATGATCACCGCTACTGGTGCTACCATCATCACTGGTAACCTTAACCCAGCTACGGCTTTTGTAACATACAAGGCACAGCTTAACGACACCTACGGAGATAGTGCTGGTGAGACATCTGCCATTCCAGCCGAGTGGTTCCAGTACCTAGCTCACGGCACATACGCTGACTACCTCCGGGCTGAAGGTCAGCAGGAGAAGGCGGCAATTGCCGACCAAGAGGCTGACAGTCTCCTGCAGGACGAGTTGATCCGCATTGACGAGCAACACACACTACAGATTGTTGCTAATAGAGTATTCACTAACGCTAACATGCAAACACGCTGGTAATATGCAATACTCGCTTTCGAATCGACTTGGAAAATTTTCTGGTGGACTTGATCCAGCGGCAAGTGCATATATTTCATTAGTACAAGCTGCTGACGGTATTCCGCTTGAATCGTCAATTAAAAAAGCAATCAATAATTTCGTTAAGGGTTGCAAGTCGGACTCAAGCCCAAACGCCGGAGTAAGCAACTGGGATGCAATAAAATCATGCTGTTTACTTTCCGGGCCTAGAAGCCTTAATGGTGCGCTTGTACCACTCAAAGGCACTGCTCCGACAAATGTTGGGTTTATTGGGGCTGGTACTGACTACGCAAGAGCAACAGGAGCAGTTGGAAACGGTACTACCAAATATCTAAATTCAAATAGGCCTAACAATGCTGACCCACAAAACAACAACCATAATTCTGTTTATATTACAAATGCTGTAACTGGTGTTATATCTGCATATATTGGGGCTGGTGCTACTGGAAGTGGAGCAAACACCATAAGCCAGAACGCAATAAACGCCACACTTAGATCTAGATTTGCGACATCATTAATTCTTGGTCAACCACATCAATCTGGGTTTGTTGGACACTCAAGAAATGTAGGTACTTCTTATTCGTATAGATTTAGATCTTCAAGTGGGACGCAAAATGATGCTTCTCAAACACCAAACGACAATAGGGTATTTGTATTTGCTAGAAGCAATGGTGCGACCGCTGAAATCCCAACGGCATCTTCCATCGGGTTTTACTCAATCGGGGAAGCAGTTGATTTAGTTAAACTTGAAAGCAGAGTAAACTCGTATTTTTCAGAAATTAACGCCGTTCTATCTCCGCCGCAGCCGTCAACTCCATCTGCGTATATACTTGGATCGAGCACTGCTGTCGGAGTTGGAGCCACATCTGGAAATTCATGGGCATCTAAGTTTTCCACATATTACGCCAGCACTGGTACAACTACCAATATTGCTGTTAGTGGCACAACGGTAGCTAACGCTTCTCCGACTGGTTACACAATTCCAACTGGCTGGAATGATCAGCCAGACCCATTGAAGAACATCACATTCGCCGCAAATGCTGGAGCCGACCTTGTTCTAATCAACTTCCCCAGCAATTTCATCAACCAAACAAACGGAACCACGGCAAATTACATGACGGTGCTGTCGTCTATTGTAAATTTGTGTGTAAATTTGGGAATTGACTACAGAGTTTTCACCACACAACCACGAAATACTGATTCTACAAAAAGACAAATTCTAAAGGATACTGCAGATGCTATTATATCGACCTATGGAGCCAAAGTAGTCAATACTTTCGCTGAACTGGCAGACCCTGCGACACTTGAGATCAAGCCAACATATAACGCTGGTGATGGAGTACACATTAACAACGCTGGTCATCTTTATCTGTACAATCAACTAATCGCAACACTATAATATATTATGAAAACTACCGCACTTGGAATTCTTACTATCGTCGCAACGCTTTCTAACGTTGGCATTCAAATCCTTAAAGGTGGCGCACCAGATTTCGTTGGCGCATTCGCCGCTGTAACCGCAGGCATTGGCCTCATCAAGGCGAGGGACAACAAATGATCACGGATCATGCGCGTGACGCAGCACACGGGATTGTGGGCAGCGTAGCACCAGTTCTGGGGTTGATCACCTCCATGCAGGATCAAGTCGAGTGGGGGTTGAGAATCACCTCCCTCGTCATAGGTATTATCGTGGGCTTGCTTTCCCTGCGGAAGTTGCTTAAAAAGCGTTGAGTAGGTCAAGGTGAGCTTGACCTGTGATACACATAGGTCATGAATCACAACCAAATTATTGAGCTTCAGAAACGCATAGGAGCCACTCCAGACGGGTTCTGGGGGCCAAAGTCCATATCAAGGTGCAAAGCCCACCTGAGGGCATTTATGCCCCTAGAACGCAACCCTTGGCCTAACTCTGACCAAGCGTCATTGACTGCCTTTTACGGCAAGGCTGGAGACGAGTCCCAGCTAGTTAGCCTTGTCGTGAGCGACCTAGGTGTCCGCTATGACGGCAAGGATGTGCGAACCATTAGATGTCACCACAAGGTCGCACCAAGCCTCCACAGGGTGCTGGAGCGCATTAGCAAGACACCGCATGCGTGGGTGCTGAAGGAGTACGCAGGATGCTTTAACAATAGGCCAATGCGAGGCGGTTCCCTGCCATCCCTGCACGCCCGTGGTGCAGCCATTGACCTAGCTCCAAGCACCAATCAATTCCGTGAATCGTGGCCGAAGTCCGCAAATATGCCAATTGAAATAATGGAGGCGTTCGCTAAAGAGGGATGGTTGCCAGCGGGTGCTTTTTGGAGTTACGATGCCCAGCACTTTCAGGCTACTCGGTAGCCATATCAAGTAAGTTGTGGCACTCGATACACACAGGAATTACATTGTATCGGTTTTCCCAATCGTACCCCATGTGGTGATGATAGTGTTTTGCTTGAGTACCGCAATTTGAGCATTGTAAATCAGACGCTCTTGGAATCCTTTTGAATCTCACCCTTTGATTTACCAATGCCCTAGCCCTAACCTTATCTGGACTTTGCTGTATGGCTTTTTTGTTGCGCTTTTTGGCTATAATAGCTCTTTTTTCTGGATTTTTTTTCACCCATTCCATTGCCATGTTTATCTTTTTTGATCGGTACTCTGCATCCGAACACCATTTTTTCATGTGATATTCGTGGTTGTATTTGTTGATGCAACACTTGCATTTGGATCTCCTTCCACAAAGACCCCTTTTTTGTTGACCGAATTGCTCTAGCGATTTAATCTCTTTACATGAAACACATTGTTTGGTATCCATGCGTAGATGGTAGCACAATCATGCAACAAGTCAACACCAAACAAGCCACACGATGAACTTTCCCAAGCACATTCAAATCGGCGGACTGCGTGTGAAGCTTGTCATTGTCGAGAATCTTGAGGATTTCGGTAGTTTTTCGCTTGACGATCTCACTATCTCCATTAGGAAAGGGAATATCAAGGACATGACCGATACCCTGCGCCACGAAATGATGCACGCCGCCTTCGCTATTGGGGGCATCGCGCATTGTAAGCCTTTTGAGGAAGTGGAGGAGGGGGTTGTCCGTTGCCTTGATCACATCTTCTTCCCCGCGTGGGGAAGACTACAACAAACCAAACCAACAAAACAATGAGCTACAAAAAGTTCCTCGTCGCTGCTGACAACCACGGCAGCCTAGTCTCGGAAGAGGCTAAAAAGAAGATACTAGACTTCGCTAAAACATGGAAGCCACACTACCGAATCCACCTTGGTGACTTCATCGACCTAGCCCCCCTTCGCCGGGGAGCTTCGTCTGAGGAGCGTGCAGATGGCATAGCGGACGATGTGATGATGGGCATGGATTTCCTACGGGAATTCAAGCCCAACTACCTAACTATTGGAAACCACGATGATCGCCTAGCCCTGCACTCCACAAGTTGCTCTGACGGCATGATCCGTGAGAGGTGTGCTACTTTGTGGCGTGACATTGAGGACGAGTTTAAGAAGCTCAAGATCACCACCTGCCCTTACCATGTGAGCAAGTACCTCATGCTCCCAGAAGGTGGCCCCAAGCTCATTCACGGGTTCCGTGCCACAATGTATCCGGCTCGATCTCACTACGAAAATTGGGGGCCATGCATACATGGACATGTCCACAAGCCAGATGTCTATGTGGGTCGCCATGTGGATGGACAGGCGGCATTTTCCGTTGGGTGCCTTGCAGACATCGACCAACTATCGTACGCCGACCGCACGCCTGCGAAACTAGCTTGGCGAAACGGCTTCCTCTACGGCATGATCAACGAGAAGACTGGATCATGGCAGGCATGGAATGTCATCAAGGAAGGGAACGACTGGATCTCCCCGATGGGTATTCTGTAGCCGCTCGCCAACATCAAACCAATGTATCCGATCACCAACCAAACAAACCAATGAAAACGAAACCAAAACAAAGTACAATGACAGCATTAGAAGCACTAGAAGAAGCAATCCGTCTTACTGGAGATGGCAACCAGCGTCGAGAGGGTGAGTTTACGACTCAAGAATATGCAGATCGAATCAAAATGGGTGTACATGCATCTCGCCGCATGCTAAATGATGCAGTGAGGGCAGGGAAACTTTTAGTTCGCAAAACCAGCAGGAACTACTTTTACAGCATCGCCTAACGACATCCATGACCGACGAGGACTACGAGTTCGACGAGGCTCGCAGGCTTATGCGTAAGTGTTCATGTAATAAGAAGTCAGAGGCAGAACTGCGCTACGATCCCGGCGTGACATACATCACCTGCAAGACCTGTGCCGACACTCATCCACGCTCAATCCTTCCCGACTGGC